ACGAAGTCGTCCGGCGTGCCCTTCTTGATGTACATGGCCAGCGCGGCACTGATCCGCGCGGCCACTCGCTCGCTTTCCTCGTAATCCTTGATGTCCGCCAAACGAACCAACACCGCGTGCAACAACGGCTGGCCACGGTTCTGGCCAATCCGTTTGCGGTGCGCGATGTGAATCATCCGATCGGCCGGCACGGCCTTGGTATCGAGCGTCAGCCCGTAGCCCAGGCCATCGCCCGGATGTTGCTTGAGTAGGTGATAGGCCTTGGCCCGTCGCCAGCTATTGCGCTCGATGCCCTGGACAATGCCCTTGGCCAGGTCCGTGTAACTCCACGGCAGGTAATCGGGCTCCAGTAGCTCCAGGGCAAACGGCACCGCATGCAGGTGCTCATAGTTGGCCACTCTGCCGATCAGCATTTGCGCCAGGCCTTCACCGTCGCGTAACCAGGTGCGGCACATGAGGCGTTCCATTTGCGGCCGCGACAACTCGCCCGAGGTTTCCGGCGACAGCGACCACTCCGACCAGGCCGCCTTGATCGCGGCGGCAAAGTCCAGGTGCACATCGCCGGCATGCGTCAGCGGAATGGGCTCGACGGAAATGCCCGGGCCACCCACCACGCGTTCCTCCAGGCGATCAAACAACCCGGTAACAATGTCGTGATCCTCGTCCAGCTTGCGGCACTGCTCGCGCAGCGAAACCGCCGCTTTCTGTAACGACTTATTCGCACTGCCCGACTGTTTTTTAGCCTTGTGCGTGCGGGTCACGTCCGCCGCCTCAAACGCCTGAATCACATTGCGCGCCCGCAAGCGCTGGGCCACAGCACCGGGAAACACCGGCGCCAGGACCCGGTCGAGCAAATTCATGCGACTCATTCAAACGTCGCCAGGGAATAACCCGGGCGCCCCCCCGCGGCGGCATTCTGCTGTGCCGCCAGGCGGCGCTCCCATTCCAGCCGACCCGCCCGAATCTGCGGCAGGTCGGCCATCACCTGCTTGCGGCCGGCGAAAATAATTTCCTTGCCCTCCAGCACGGCCATTTCGGCCTCCAGATAGCGGTCGACCATCGCCTGTGCATTCACAGCCATGCGCCTTGTCCTGTAGTGATCCAGCCACCGGCAGGCGCCGGCTCAGCTGCGGGTTGAAGGTCCGCCGGTTCCGGCACGGGGGCCGGGGCGGGTGTCTCGATAGGCTCAGCGGCCGCTTGCGACTGCTCAATTTCCGATTGCTCGTCGTCGGGCTCATCGTCGGGCTGGGCGTAGTCTTGCGGCAGCCCCTTGGCCAGCTCGTCCAGGTCCAGACCGAAACGCTGCTGGCTGATTCGCAAGGCCGCGAGCACGTACACGAAGTTATCCAGGGCCTCGTTGCGCTTCTTGCTGGCATCCCAGCGGAACACCCGCCGCCCCTTAATCACGACCCACTTCTTGGTCTCCGACGTGAGCTGTTTCAGCTCGTCGTCATCGCAAATGTCGTCATTGAGCGGGAAGTGCACGCAGCCAGGCACCGGCTGGTCGCCGTTGGGCGGCAACTTCAGGCGGTTGTAAATCAGCTCTTTGGCGTTATCCGTGCCCACCTCGGTCAGGTAGGTTTTGCTTTTCTTCTCTTTCTTGCGCGGCATGTTGGCAATGGGCTTGCCGTAGGTGCTGGCCCCGAAAATCGGGATCACCCAATGCACGCCATGCTTGCGGCTCTCGGCCCGGACCTCATCGGAATAGTGGCCGCCGGCGTCCCAGCACCAACGCTCGACGCCCATAACCTGGCCATCGGCCCGCATGAACTGGCGATGCAGCTCAATGCCCACTTTGCGCCGCAACTCGACGCTGGCCGGGTCGCCGTACAAGATGAACCGGTGTACCAGCCAGCTTTCCTCACCAGCACCAAATGCCCAGACTCGGCCCTCATAGCGGTCGTCTTGGGTATCGACGGAACCGAACAGCGCCACGCCTCGGCCAGGCACCTGCGCGTGATACATCTCGCGACGATCGCGCAGCTGCTCCCAGCTGACTTTTTCCGACTGGTCTTCTTCCCACACCTCGCCCAGGGTGGTGTTGACGAAGGTCTTGAGCTTGCCCAGGTCCTTGCCGACTTCCAGCCGCTCGGCCGCAATGTCGACCCAGGTGGTGAACGTCGAATAGATCGTCCAGATATGAAATGTGACCGAGCGCGGGGTGTTGATCGGCTGATCATTCTTGCCGAACCACTCCATGCCGTTGCGGGTCCAGATGCCGGTGTAATCGCAGATATACCGGCCGGTGTTCGACGCCTCGACCATCTCGTGATATTCGAAAGTGCCGCCCTGGCAGTGCTCGCACAGATACCAGGCGCTTTCGACTTCGCCCAGCTCGTCCTTGCGCCACTTGAGCCCATAGGGATCGTCTTTGCCGCCCCACTTTAGGTACTGCTCGCCGCCACAGCAGGGCGGCTTGATGTGAAAGCGCAAGAAGTGCGGCGACTTCTCGGCCGCCCGGCTGATCTGGCACTGCCCGGCAATGCCGAGCGTGGAACCGCGTATCGATTTCTTGTAGGTCGCTCCCTCAAGGCGCTTATCCCCCAAGGAAGTTGGCGAGCCCTCCCCCTCAATGTCGTGGTCGAATTTCGACAGCTCGTCGTAAATCACCTCGTCCGGGCTTTTCTCACGGTAGTTACGGGCCGCCTTGCCACCCAGGCACCACAACATTTTCTGGTTTTCGAAACGCTTGGCGTCTTGCGTGTTGTCGCTGTTCTTTTTGCCCGACCAGGGCGCCAAGGCCAGCAGCACCGGTACGTCACGAATCATCGTGTCGACGTGCCGTTTCATCAGCTCGTCAGCATCGGGATCGGTCGGGCAGTAGCTCAGCACGTTGCGTTTTTTGTGCTGGATCTTGTAGCCGATGTTCGCCATCAACATCTTGGTGTAACCAACGCGGGCCGACTTGTGCAGGTTGAACACCCGGATCAGGTCGTTGCCCATGGCGTTGAGAATGGCCACCTGAAACGCGGCCGTCTCCCAGCGCCCTTGCTGGTAGGAGGATTCCGACGATAGATAAAAATGTTTGTCGGCCCACTCCACCGCTGTCATCGGTGGTTCTTTGTACAGCGAATCAAGTCCCCGGCGAACAGCCTCAGCCAGACCCCTGATCCAAGGTGGCGATGTAGTCATCCAAAATCTCCGGAATGGCTTCGGACAACCCAACAGCCTCGTTACGCGTAACGGCAATTTCGCGCTCGATTACTTCCATGTGCCGGATGGCCAGGTCGGGATGTTTGCGTTTTAAATTCTTGGGAATGGTGTCCAGCTTCGAACCCAATAGGGCGGACAAGCGACCCAGGGCAAACACCATAAAACCCACGGGCACCAGCTCCTTTTCCAGGACCTGGTTTTTGCGCTCTTGGGCATCGGCCTGGGCCGAAGTCAGGCGCAGGCGTTCTTGCTGCAAGCGGTAATCAATGAGCGGGTCGATGATTTCGCCGTCAGGTCCTGTCGGTTGTTGTTTGTCGCCGTGGTGTTTGAGCCGGTTATCCAGCACCGAACGCACGTCATAAAACGACTCGCGTCCGATCTTGGCTACCGGCTCGACGCCCCATTTATCAAAGGCCTGGACAGAAATATCCAAACTTTCGGCCATTTGCTTTTTGTTAAGCCAGCCCGGCTTTCGTGCGATCGAAGAAATGGCCATAACTAAACAACAACCAACCTCTGAAAATGCCTCATACATAACGAAAGAGCGGGGCCCGAATTACCCCCTATGCCCCACCCCACCGGGAGGACCCATTGCCCACGGGCCAGCCCCGACCAAACCACGACCGTCAAGCGAAAAATGCACGAAGACCGGATTTTTTCGATCTTTTTCGGGGGTGACGGCTCAAGGCCTAGCCGTGGCCAGGGTCTCGGCCAGCGCGCTGGCAAACTCACGGTCCTTGTTGGCCTTGACGATGTTTTCCGCGATCTTGAAGAACGGGAAGATGGTGCGATAACCCGGCGGGCCATCGCTGAAGATGAATACGGGCCGAACAGCATCGCCCCACTTCGTATTCATTCGCTCCCAGATACCCGACTCGTCACCGACCACACCACCAAAGAAGCGCCTATTGCCCTTGCTCATACTGCGCTTGCTGTCCGTGGCGTTGGCCGCATAGCCGCGACCCGACTCCGCCGCGCCTAAGCCGGACAGCACTTTGGTCATCGTCCCCCGCGATACGTTGCCGTACTGGTTGAGGAACGATGCAGACGGCAGCGCGTATTGGCCTGCCCGCATGATGCCGCGTGCGATCAACGACTTTTCAAAGCGCTTATGCGGCCGTAAGCCACCGAATACCGCCTGTTGCAGGTAGGTGTCGGCCGGTATGCCTGACGTCCATTGGTCCTTGAAATAGACCTGTGCGGGCCTGCCCTTGGTCGTCGCCGCCTTCACAAATAGGCTATTGAGCGTGGTCGGGGTTGGCCGATCCAGACGCTTTTTCAGCAACGACAACTCGCCTTCTTGGACCCGTTGGGCCAGGCGCGTCGCCGTGAAGACCAGCGCAAAGGGGATGTGCCGCCGCTGCAACTCCATCGCCGACTTGGTCAGCGGCGCGTCATCGACGCCAATATCGAGCTTGAACATTCTCCCCTCACCTCCCTATGAGTTACGGG